ATGGTAAGCAGTATATGGGATAACATTATATACACCAAATTTTTCAGCAATTTCTAATTTTAAAAAGAAATCACCATATTTACACATTTGACGAATCCATGACCACATATTGAACTCAATATTCAATACATCGTAGAATAAATTATATAGAATTTTTTGTGTATCTTCATCACTACTTCTAATTTGAAGTACCTCTCCCATATCGTTTTTAAGAGTACATTCGTCCGCAATTATATCTAATGCTGATGAGATGATAGCATCTGTATCCATAGCATCATAATCAGAATAAATTTGGGTGCGTAAATACTTCCAGTTAATGTTTAATTGAGCACCGTAAAGTGAAGTACTATTACTTGAATATATGCGGTTATATCTATCTACTAAAGAGTTTGTTTGATATTCTCCAGTCATTTGGATGCTATTAACATCCATTACTTTTAATTCATTTCCTCCAGCATTACGAATTATTACATCTGTTGAGAATAATTTTTGTAGCCTTGAAAATACACTAGTATCTGCCATTTTAAATTAAATTATATTTATAAATATTACAATAACCAACTAATGTCCTCTTGTCCATGACCATAATTAATTTGGTATGGGTTATTGTAATTGTTTGGAGTATATGCTCCGTTAAAATTAGGTTTTGGGGCAGATATATTACTTAATAAAGCTCGAGTTAAATCCATACCTTGCGATTTAAATTTAAGAGCGGTATCTCTAATATACATTGCTGTTCCAAAACTCATAACTAAATCATCATTATATCCTGATTGTGCTTCCGCTTTACCATTTTTCCAAACGAATACTTTCATTTCTTCTACTAAGCGTTTAGATTGTATAATAACACTCTTGTCCCCAATATACTCACGAAATTTATTAATGACAAGGGGTCTTGTTCTTAAATTCATAGTAAAACCAGGTACTAGTTTAGATGGATCATCTAATTTTTCTAAATATGATTCAGCATTTATGGTTTCGGTTTTAGGAGAAAAATATAAATTTCTATATCCTCTTTCTTGAATTGCATCTAATGTAGCCCATCCAATGTTGTTATTTTCAACAACCAATAATGCTTCATTGTATTCAGTAGCAATAGCTACTAGTAAGTAACCAAATTCTTTTGGTGATAATTGCCCTTTATACTCACCTACTTGAGTATTTGTTTCAACATCTATAATATGGAATGCTGAAAAGTCTTTACTATCACCTCGAGCAACGTCAGCTACAACCATATAGCTTCTAGTATAATCTGCTGGTTCCCATATCCATAAGTTATGGTCTATGCCTCTTCTCTCTAGTGGTTCTTTAACATACGTTTGTGTAATAAAGTCTAAATACTCAGGATAGAATACAACATCTCCTGATGTGTTAAAGTCACAGTCACACTCTTGAGCGGCCATTCTTGGGTCGCCTAATAGTTCATCTTGTCGTTTTCTCCAACTTTCATCTCGTTCAGGGTGAACGTACCAAGGTAATTTAATTGGTAAGAACTGGTTTTCATTTGCTTCTGCTTTAACCCATGTTTGATGAAACCAGTTACCAGTACCAAATGGAGTAGATAACACAATTGCTCCTCCTCCAGTTGCTAAGGTTTGTTGGGCTGATGCCCATATCTCAGCAATACCGTCAATGAATGCGGCCTCATCTATAATGAGGAGTGATACTGCTTCTGATCGACCTGCATCACCTGCTGCTGAAACTGCTTTAACTTGTGATCCGTTATTTAGTCGTAATGTTAATTTATTGTTTTCTTCAGCTGGTATTTTTAGCCATGAAGGGAGGTTTTCAAACATGAATTTAACTTTCGTTACCATGTTTTTAGCTGTTTCCTGTTTAGTAGCTATACATAAGACGTTTTTGTCTTTTTGGAACAACATTAACCACAATGAGTAACCTGCTACTAAAGTTGAGATACCTAGCTGTCTTGATTTAAGTATTATATCATATGGATTATCTCTCCATAAATGTAATACTTTTTCTTGGAATGGGTATAAATTGAATATAATTCTACCACGAGTTGGATGCTGAATGTGGCAGTATTTCTTCATAAAGTGCGCTGGGTCTTGAGCGCACTTAAGGTATTCTTCTCGAATTATTTGCTTTATATCTTGAGACATAACTATTTATTAATGTTACACAAAGTCCACTGGGTTCTCAGGGGTACCCAATTTTGGATTTTTTGTTTTAGTTCGAGCAACATTAATAGCAGCTTGTTTTTGTTGTGGAGTTAAAGCACTCGGATTAGATACATCTATTGTATCTTCATTTAATAATTCAGTAATTATTTCTTCAATTTGTTTTTTAAGTTCTGAGCGTTTCATATTTATAGTTTATGTATAAATATCAAAGATTCAAATGAAATTTAACCTGTTCGATACGATGCTCAGTAGTGCCTGATATGATTCCTAGGCTCTTAAAATTATCTAGGTTTTCTTTAGCAATGTGTTTAATAGTCATATCAATTAAATTACGATATTCAGCATTAGTTTCTCTAACTCCATTATCTTCAATTTCTACTCCAAAAGGAGAAACATAAAATATGTAATCATATTCTTTAATAAACATTGAAGCATATCTAATAAATTCTTCTTTATCTACTTTATCAATAGATTTAGCACAATGAGTAAAAGCCATTACATCAATAATTGTTCTATCAGTAATAACATTTTCCCTCATTAACTCAGAGCAACGTTCAGCTAAGAATATTGTTTGACCTTTTAATGTACTATCAGTGTTTAATGGAATACCTAAATCACGTAAGTATTTACTACGTTCAGTAGCAAAATAATAATCTTTAAATTCAGGTAATTCTTTTAAAGCATTTACTAATGTTGATTTACCAACACTCATTGTTCCACAAAATCCTATTTTCATAATACTATCTTTTTTTCGTGACCTACTATAATTGTAGGATCAATATACGACTTAAATCCTTTTTGCCTAGCTTTTTCTTGAAAAGTAAAATCTTCCCATTGGTCAGGATCTATAGGTTCGAATGGGTCTATTATGTAATCTAGTACTTCACGTTTAACCAACATAAAACCCATTCCATTTGCTTTTACTTCAATTAAATTAGTTTGGCCTTCAATATCGTTAACAGTTAATGTACGACCATCTAATCCACAACATGCAAATATATCTGATGTTTTTTTATATATTCCTGATACTATAGGTAGATTGTGGTTTACTAGTTTTTCAAGCATTTGAAAATTGAATACTTGATCACTGTCAATCCACATATAGTGAGTTGGTCTTAGCATTTTAGCTCGATCAAGTAATGCTTGTCTATTGTAAAATACATTTGGAACATAACCAGTAACATGAAACCAATCCCATTCTTTAGGGATTGATTTCAATGTGTTTGTCCAACTATTTAAAAATTTTTCCGAAAATTCTCTACCCGGAAGAATAAAACCTATTTTCATATTCGTAATATAATAAAAAAGGCCTGCATTTGCAAGCCTAATTTAAAGTATTTTCTATTTATTAGAAGAATGACTCTTTATTAGCCTTAATAGCATCAAAGTCCAATTCAGGGTATATATTTTCTGCTTTAAGAAGTTCTAATGCTTTATTAAAAGCTTCATCAAATTCGTTTCTATATGATAGATCTAATCCTTCATCCTCTGCTACTGAGTCTATATATTCTCTCATATATCCGCCTTCTTCAGTATCTAGAAATGGGTTAAATGCTTCATTTGTTAATTCACGATATTGATTTTCAGTAATCAATCCGGCTGTTTTTTGCATTTTTAAAAATTCTTTGTTCATTGTGTTAGTTTTGATAATAAATATTAGAATCTAGCTTTAGCTACGCTTGATTTATACCAAGGTAATCCATCACCACTTTTCTTTGCTTTCTTCCAATCATCTTTAGTATGCTCAAAACCATTAATAAAATATTCTTCTTTTCCATCTGGGTGGATTACAGCTGGTCCTTCCCAGTTATGTAATTTGCCATCTTTCATGTAACGTACTGTGCCATCTGTTGATGTGTACTTTTTAACTTGTAACGTTTGATCTATTCCCATAATTTTTATTTTGTGTAAATATACGACTTTATTTTGTTAAAAGCAAATCTTCTGCAACATAAATTCCTTGAGCTCCACTAACTGTAATACCACGAGCAGATAAAGCATCTCCTACAAAATGTACATTAGGATAGTCAACTAATGCTAAGTTTTTATAATCTACTAATGGTTCAGGACTTAAATACTTTACTTCAGGAATATAGATTCCATAATCACCACCAAATTCAAATATATTATCCATATCATTGATGAAGTTCTCAACATATGTAAAATATTCACCCATTACTTCTTTAACTGTAGTTAAATCAAATATTTGAGTAGTGTTAATTAGTTCATGTTCTGATGTTTTAGATGGATTTCTTAATGGGCTATAATATAAACCTGTTCCACCAATTTGTAATTTATTAACAACATCTCTTGACCATTCAAATGGATTTTCAATACCTTTAATTTCCATTAGAATACCAAAATTAGTCATATCGTTTCTAAATTCTTCACCTTTCTTAGCATGACCATTATAAGTAATATCAC